AATTACATATATTACCAAGTGGCAGCGTCAATAGTAACGTATTTGATGCAGTTAAATTAAAGTCATTAAATTCTTTCTTCCATCGCTCGCCGTCCATTGTTCGTTTACTAGGATAATTTGCTGCCTCATCTTTCCAACAACGCTCACATGCTGCTGGTTTTTGACCAGATACAAAAGATTCTTTTAATTTTGCCAACCCGTTGCTTTTTTTATAATCATCAATACTCATATTATTGATATTATAACCTTCCCAATCCTCTGCAATTTTAGTATTAAACTTGCAACAAGGTCTAATAGAACCACTATTATCTATATCAATACCTGTCCAAGGTTGGTAGCAAAATGATGATGATGAAGTCATTATTAATTTTTCTGTTTGATGTTAGCCAGCATTTGTTTTAACTTACTGCTATTTACATCTGCTGTTATCTTGCCGCTTTCTTCTGGTTCGCTACTTGGTACAACTGTACTCTTGTTCTTGACACCATCAAAGATACTGCTAACAGGTTTTTTAAACTGATGCGCTTCTCCGTCATCTGGCATATCACGAATACGCAGACTATCAATATCAAATTCAAGTTCAACTTTCTGACCAACACCACTACTACTACGAGTTTTCATTAATTGTAGCTGATACTTGCCATGTTCACGCATACTACGTGATGTAAAGATACCGAATAGATTATCAGCAGTATTAATCTTAGAAATACCGCCAGAAATGTGCGAATGATCAAACTCTACTTCTTCAACCGATGCACGGTTTAACTGTGATGCGGTAACAAGTAGAATGTCCATTTCTTTAGCAAAGTTACGAATTTCTTCGGAGACATATTTGTCCTTAACAAACAAATCACTTGGGCTAACTTTTGCACTAACTGGCATCAACAAATCAAGATAGTCAATCATGATAAAGTCAAGTTTGCGACCTGTGCGGACTTGAAGTTCTTTACAATATGAGCGAACATCGTTGATAGTGCTTTGTGCTGGCAGATATTTGATTTGGAACTTACCACTCTTCTTGCCAACCATTCTAACCTTGATCTCAATATCTTCAATGCTCTTGAAAATATCCTTACTTGCTGTATTGGTCAACATACTATCAATACGCATAGCAGTCAATTCTTCACTCAATTCAAGCGTAATGTAAACGCCATTGAGACCTGCCAATACCCAATTGCATGCAATATTCTGCATGAACAGTGATTTACCCGAACCCGAACCGCCAGCAAAGATATTCAACTCTCCACGATTAAAACCACCATATAGTTTTTGGTCAAGTGTATTCCAACCTGTGCTTGTTTGTCCGTTATTATCTTTAATCTTAGTAAGACGAGCAATAGGATCAAGGAAGTAATCTGTGCCAAGGTCTTTGGTTAGACTGATTTGTACTGCATCTTTTATCAATTTTTCAACAGGATCAAAATCACCTTTCTCTAATAGGTCTGCTGCTGCAAGAATGGCTCGCTCAAGTTCTTTTTGCTTGGTAAAATCTTCAAATTCTTCTAAGAACCATGCAGTATGGTCATCAGTCATGCCAGGCACAGGTGCAAAAGTATTGTTTGTAGCAGCGTTTATCTGTTCAAGCAACGGCATAATAGTATGCTGCTCACAGTGAGTTTTAATAAACTTCGCAGCATTTTGTAAACTACGATCAAAGTTGTTTGGATTGAATATATTCTGCACCCGCACATAACTTTGCGGATCACTTAGCATCATTTCAATGAAAAGTTTTTGGATGCCAGCATCAAATGATTTAGCCATTCAATCCGTTTACCTTTATAAATTCATTATACAATTCTTTGACCTTATGTAATTCTGGTTTAATTTTTAAATATGAACATATTTGTTGATACTCTACCAAAAAATCTTCCCATGATAAAAATGAAGCAATAGGAACTATTTTAACACCTATTGGAATAGTTTTCAAGTTAATTTTATCAAGTCTGTCAATGGCAATCTTACGATAATATTTAAATTTTTCAATGTCTGATGCCTTTGAGAGTACCTTATTGATAATACTGGACAATTTATTCTTAGCAAATCTGTCAGTCTTTATTATTTTGTTAATAAAATTATTAACCACAAGTTCTTTATTTTGTTCATCATACTGAATATATATAATTTTTGATTTGGAAAAAATTTTAATCAATTCTGGAATGGCACTTGGAACAGTAAACCTATGAATTTTTAAATTGTTTGTCGGAACTTTAAAAAGCCGAGATTCAATATACTCAATTTTATCATTATCTGGCAATTCTACCCATCTATCAATGTCATTGCCGTCATGAAAATTTTTAATCCAATTGCTTAATTTTATATGTGCTGCTCCATCAGAATCAAAGTTATTAATAACTGTTTCGTCCCATAGATGATCTACATGTTCTGACTGCTCTAGAACCAAAGAAAGAAAACTTCCAAAAGCACCAGGAGAATAAACAACAAATACTAACGTGTCACTATTAATATTATTCACGACATCATCCTATCTTTGGACAACTAAACCTGCAAACATCATCACATATATTATTTGTCAAATCCTTGAAATATTGTATTACATCAGGTCTTGATAAAATTTCTGTAAATTTTGTATTTTTAATACTATATTTTTGTTTTTCTTTACCCCATCTGGTTTTATAATAAAAACGATGGTCAGCTATATAACAGCATGGTGTATAATATCCTTCTGCTGTTATAAAATGACTAGTTTCGCCTGTTAAACATTTTGGAGAAATATCTAAATTTCTGACATTTTTTTTCCAAGCAGTTTTAAATTCATCAGCCGCATTTATAAAATTACTATCAGGTTTTAAGGCATCATTTTCCTCCCAGCGGTCACTGTGAACAATACTAAATTTTTTAATACCTAAAGATTTTGCAAGTGTTTCAGTCTCAGAAACAGTGCCTTGATTGAACTTAAGCACGATATGCCGCCATACAGTCTGTATTTTAGTTTTTGTAATAATATCAATGCCTGTCTTAATTGAATCCCAATCCGCATTGACTCTATACTCAGTGAAATTTTCAGGTGTGCCATCAATAGCCCAATTTACCTCGTCATTTTCATCGAGAATTGATGCTAGGTTATTCCACCAATCTGCAGTTTTATAACTACCATTAGTATGCAATTTAATAGTAGAACCATTTTCTTTTAGCCAACGACACAGTGGAAATAAATCATTGTAATATATGGCATCGCCGTAATTACCACAAATAGTAAACGATGTATTTTTAAAATCAATATCAAGAAAATTTTTTAAATCTTGTAAATTTAAGTTGTGATTTTTCCACCCCTTCGGATATTTTTTTATGAAATCAGTTCTTGCACACCGTAAACATTTTAGGGTGCACATATTAGTAACTTCTAATGTAATACTTTTTATAGCCATTTTTTCGCCATCAATCGAATCTTTAAGTTATTTGATTCCACACTATTGAGAATACTACGCATGGTGAACAGTGTTCCATACTTAGCAACAGCATCTGCTACATCTTTAATTCCGTTTTCCCATTCTGGAAATGCTACACCCCAACCATATTTTAGAGCAGCGTTGACCATTGCCATACCAGCTTTATCACGATCAGGCACAACAATGATATCACGGTCAAGTGTTTCGATAACTTGAGCCTGACCATCATTAATTTCATTGCTACAAATTGCAAGCGCACCGATGGCGACAGCATCAAGCAGTCCTTCAACGACAATACAAAATTTCGCATCCTTGTGTTGACGGTCATAACCCCATATCATATTGCTTGGATAATTAGAGAAGTATTTTATTTTCTTCTTGCCATCTTCAAACAGCCGCCCACTGAAACCCATAGGTTTGTTTTTCCAAGTAAATGGAACCAACACACGGTTTCTTAAAGCAGGATCGTCTGTCCAGTAAAAATCAGATAACTTATCACCAAAACCTCTAGAATCAAGATAATTGATAGCCATTTCAAGACTGTTATAATCGTTTTCATTGATATATCCATCATTTAACCAACTTGTAATAGGGCGACCAGGACATGGCTCACGAGGCTCGTAAGTGGGTAACTCACGTGCTTCTACTCGTGGATAATCTGGGGTAGATTGTGCTAACGCAAATAGGCTAAGGCGAGAGATAGTATCATCAGCCATACCAAGCCATGACATCCAACGCCGCATCTTATAAGATAGTCGATTGCCAGGTTGCCAAGAAGCAGTATAATGGCAATTAAAGCAGTGTGCCGTGATACCACCCTCTGGTGAAGGCATAACGCCGCCACGCCCACGAGTATCTGCTGCATGACCATTATGATGACAGCAGACAGCATTGAAACTTATCCACTTACTAGGCGTGGATTTGCGTTTCCATGGCAGATGCTGCATGATTTGGTCAGTAATTTCCATAACACTAATATAACAGATTTATAACAAATGTCAAGGTCTATAATAGATATAATTCATAGTGCCGTTAACTTGTGTAATCTTAAATCGCACAGCAGCATATTTGCCTTGGAAGTTAAAGTAGTTTGTGCCAGTGTAGTTATTCAATTGCACAGTATTGATGGTTGTATAACTATTTGCAATGGTTGTGCTGCTTACATCTTGCGTTGCTTGTAATTCAACATTTCCTGTAAATGCATTAGCATTATACTGTACTGTTTGATACACTGCCGAACCACGAACATAGTTAGCCATAAGACTATTGCTGGTGTAAGCAACGTTTTGATAGTTGGTATCGCTATTGTTGCCATATTGTAGGATAGTTGGTTTTAAACTTGGAACAAACGCAGGATACACGTTTTCATTAATACGTGCTTGACCTTGTGCATTATAGTTATCATCACTATAAACAATTTCTTGTACACCTTCGCCGTTTGTAACAACAATGCTGTAATTATAAAGACCAGCATTGATATTATCAATCATTGAACTTTCAAGAAGGCAAGTTGCGCTACCATTATCACTATAAACTAAGTCAAGATTTCTGGTAAACACTAATTCTTTTGTGGTGCTATCAATCAAGTTAAATAGAATTGAACTATCAAGTAGACTTACAGGTTTTTGATCATTATTTTTAATAAAAAATTGAAACTTGTTATCTACACCTTTGTAAATTTGCAATGGTTTCGCATACACTAACTGATTCTCCCTGTGAAGTGTGAAGTCACTGTTCTTTACAACGGTAATAATTTGTGGATATAAATAACCTGAAATTAACTGCAACTGATGGACTCCTTTAATATTTATTATGATTTCAATTGAACAAATGCTTGAGCAATATCCGTTCCTATCTTATATAAAATACCCAACTGCTGATTACATTGGCATTATACAAAATCATGACTCAGATATAGTTAGCATGTATGCGTTTAATAAATTGCGAACTGATCAAGATAAACTTGGGTTTTTAGAAGCAGCAGAAATATGGTGGTGGGAATCCAATAGACTAATTCCAATTAATATATTTCTTAAAGATAGTTGGAATCCATTCCGCTACAGTACGGTTACCCTAACTACAAAAGATATAAAAGATCAGCAAGGACATATTGTCTCTATTGCTAAACTTGCAGAGCGCAGAACTAAACGTAGAGTTGTGCAGTTAGTTAAAAGACTCGGTTAATAGGTTCATATGAACCATTACTAATTGCGCATACCCATAGGCGTGTGCTTTCTTGAAATAATATCCCTCATCTGGTTTTACCCAAATCTCATCAGCTACTTCTCGCCATCGTTTTCCGATAAGGTATCGTTTTGATGGACGTATAATAGCCAAAACCATAGCCAATTTATCCATGGTATCAGGAAAGTGTTGCTGAACAATATCATAATGATTTGATAGGTGAATAAGTTTGGCAACGAAATCTCTCTCCTTTAATTTTTCCCACTGAGGTTCACGTTTACAGAGTTCGTCAAGATGCTCGTTACTGCGAACTGAATTATAGACATGAACATTCAGTAGGTCTAACTTCATATAGCCAAGTTCTTCGGCTGTATCATAATCAATATTGCTTAATCCCGTAACAGGATTTTGGGGAATAGGATTGACATAGACTCCAGTGTTATGCTTGACAACAGTACCGTCACGGCTGATAGACGCAGGTATATGCTTGATAAGTTTCAAGATATCCTCACGGTTTCCAAAGTCTATGTCAATATCCATTATCTAGTTCCCCACCGCAATAGGTATAGTGCAGCATCTTCTTCATTGTAAAACCTAATACCCCACCGATCATCTTGCCCATTGGCTATAAACCATCTGGGTTGCTCATCATCTGGTGGATTAGGCATATACTCATCAAGCCACTCGCCAACTTCAATGATATTATGCCATATATCTTTGGAAAATTCAATATCAACATGAGACATTATGCCCATCTCATTAAGAATAAGTTACGTTCTTCATCATTTATAAATCCTAACAGCATACCGTGTTGTGACCACTTTGTCAATGATGCATTACACCATTGCTCAATATCCTTTGCATTACTAACCCACCAACTAACATCACTAATTACAAGTATACTTTTGTTCTTTATCAAATCAATAGCATAGATATCACTGGATATGGTTCTGATATCTTGTAGTGATGCTTTGTGAGCAATAATAAAACGTGGTGACATCAAAGACCTGCTTGTGTCAATATATGCTTTGTCATTTCAGTATCAGCAGTATAATCGTGTAGTTTGCGTTGCCAAAATTCTGGATCAATCCAAGGCATAAGAAGTGTAACTTGTTCTTCGCTTAGCGTTCCAAGTTTATCAATGCCATTATCGCAGCAATAAATTGCCCAACAGCTTACACGACCATTAAGAATATGCTG